TCCGATGGATATCCTGAAGGATTAGGTTGCCAAATAGCTGAATCGCTATTAAAGAACGCTAAGCTAGAAGGATGGGAATTGGAACACGTTGATGATAAACACGGTGATATAGAGTATGTATACTACGTATGGCAAGATCAAGGTAAAAGCACATGGATTAGTATCTTTGAAGACAGAGAGTACATGCGGTTCGACGACAGTGCGTATCCATTGTCTCGTGAATGTATCTTTGTAGGTACACCAGAGAAATTACTAGAGAAGTATGATGAAAGAGTGGAGTACTCTTGTGCTGATTGTGATTGCCAAGATTGCAAAGCGGTAATATGCAAACTAAATACGAACGATGACGGATAATAAAAACGAAACAATGACAAACGAACAGTTAAATAGCTTAGCAAATAAGATCGTAGCTAAAATGATGCATCTTAAAACTATGGAGGACTGGTTTGAGCACGCTCGTGACAGCGAGGAAGCTACAGATAACGACTACTTTAGTCTAGAACTATCAGAGGAGTATGCGGCGTATGGCGAGACAGCTAAGCTTCTAACTATTCTGAACTTGTTTCAAGAAGACGAGAATTATGAAGTTTGTGCTATTATTAAGCGCAGACTTGATGCAGTAAATAAAATATTAGATAAATATGGAGATGAGATATAAACCGATGCTAGCATATCCTGTTAGCTCAAAACCAGTAGACTACGGAGAACCCGTTTTCATACAACCTAAGCTTGACGGCGTAAGGTGTTTAATACAATATGAACCAGAGAAATATAGTGATGACAGCTACAGAGGTAAAATTATAGCTTACTCACGCACAGGTAAAGAATGGAAGAATATTGAACACATTTTGTTCAACCTTAAGCCTTTCTTTGAGTTAAACCCTAATGTGGTGCTTGATGGAGAGCTTTACAACCACGACTTAAGAGATAACTTTGAGAAGATCATCTCGTGTGTGCGTAAAACTAAGCCTACAACTACACATAGACTAGAATCCTCTGGTCTTGTACAGTTCCACTGTTACGACGTACCTAGTAACCCTAATAATTTCGATGTACGAAATGAATGGATAAGACTCAATGTACCGAGTAACTTTTGCATTAAGCATGTAGAAACCTTGGTCGTAGGCTGCGAAAGCCAGTCCAAAGTATACCATCAGAATAACCTAGATAAAGGCTATGAAGGTTCTATACTACGTCTTAACACTGAATACCAGTGTAAACGATCACATAGCCTACGAAAATTCAAGGACTTCCACGATACCGAAGCTGTACTAACCTCATGGGTTGAAGGCAAAGGCAAACGTAAAGGTACAATAGGTAAGTTCATGGCAGTAGATCCTGAAGGCAACGTCTTCGGTATGCCTGTGATGGATAAGTTTAAGTACTTACAAGATAATTTTGAAGAAATGAAGACATGGGTTGGTAAAACCGCCACGTTTACATACTTCGAGCGTACTAGAGCAAATAGCTATAGACATCCACTTTTTAAATGTATAAGAAACTATGAATAAAGAAGAATCCGAATGGACCATAATGGAGAAGTTTATGAAAGATTGCGGCCTAACCAGAATGCATGAAAATAACGAGGTTTATCTAAAGTGCGAATTTTGCGCTAAAACTATGACAGAAGAAGAGCACAATTTTTGTGATATCTGTCCAGATTGTAGAGAAGAATGCGAAGATTAATATACGACCTGTTTTATGCTGACGAGATCAGTGTAGACATAGCTATAAAGCTATTAGATAAACTAGAACAATCACGAGATAAAAGAAATAAATACTAATGGATAAACAATTTAAAGTACCTTACGAGTCTAATACAGCTAAACTTAAAGCAACTATAGCCGCTTTGAAAGAAACAATAGCATTATTAGAGACTCAGTTATATAACGAGAAGCTAAAGAATGCTAACTTATCTGATTGGGCTAAAGGCTCGTTGGAGAAATCGAAGAAAACTGTCGAGGATTAACCAATATAATTCTAATAGAATTATTTTTACACTAACTGTGACAATAGCCCCTAATAGTATATAGTAATAGGCTTATGTCACACAATTTAATGAACATACAACATACTCATGTCCACATTTGAACGAAACTTGAACATATTAAACCGCCGTAGGGTGGTGTATAGACAAGAGCCGATAGATGATGTACCAGACATCGAGAACGAACAATATATGTTCTTTGAAAACGGTACGTATCAATGCTACGATCTATTTAGAAGTACCGCAAAGATAACTACATATAAATCCCTTAAATGGCATCTATTAGTAGTGTGGTACTTGAATCCCGCAGTAGACCAAGATGATTTCATGGATATAGCTGAGATTATAGCTAAGAAAGAAAATGGTTTTGTAAGTTTTAACATGCACCCTGAATTACTACGTAAAATAGTATATGATGTTAGCATGTGTGACTTAGAAAAACCTCCTAAGAATAAACTACGTAAAGTTATATTTAAACTCTACTGTGGATTGACTAAGGAGGAGAAGCTAAGCATCGTAGGACAGTTAATAGGTAGATCAAATAAGATCCATCCTGATGATATCTACGCGTGTATGATAGACTTACATGATATGAATGAAAAGATCACGATTAAACGCATCTCTGGGCTTTTAGGGGTATCCCCTAGAACCGTACACAGACATATGCCGGAGGAATTAAAAAGAGAGAAAGAACTACTAAATAAGGAACTATGAATAAAGATAATATTAAGCATCCAGACCACTATACAAAAGGTATAGAAATGTGGGATTATGCATACTCTCAAGGTTTAGACTTCTTTGAGGGTAATGTAATTAAGTACGTCACTAGATGGCGCCACAAGAATGGTCTGGAAGACCTACACAAAGCTAAGCAATACTTAGATAGATTAATCCAACACAATGAAAAAAAGAAATAAATGATAATATACTTAGATATGGACGGAGTCATATCAGATTTTAAACTAGCCTGTAAACTACAGGGTTTAGATAAAAAGCAAATGAACGCTCCAGATAAACACTTAGACTTTAGTCTATCCCCAGTTATGTATGGAGCGAAAGAAGCTGTAGCGGCATTAGAAGCTATGGGTCACGATTTATATATAGCTTCAACCCCACCCTGGCGACAACCTAAAGCTTGGATGGATAAGAGACTATGGGTTGATCACCACTTCCCTATGTTGAGGAGAAAAGTGGTGTTAACTCACCACAAAAACCTTTTGTTAGGGGACGTACTAATAGATGACACTAGTTACAGAGGTCAACCAGACTTTAATGGTGAGTGGATACATTTTGGTAAAGATGGATTGGGGTGGATAGAAACTCTAGAAATAATAAAAAACATAAACAAATGAAGTGCTACAACGTACAAAACTATATACGATACAAGAAAGACCTTAAACAGGCTACTAAACGTATAGATGTAACTCAAGAGTGGGTTGACCTAACTAGAGATGAGCTTATAATTAAGTTCCTACCTCTAGTAGAAAATCTAGCTAGAAAGTTCTCAACAGCTCAGCAAGCTAGTGGGGTAATGAGTATCAATGATCTGATACAGGAAGGTAGCAAAGGTTTAACTTTAGCTGTAGATAAGATTATATGGGAAACTATAACTAGTTCAGATGACCCAGAGAAGACCATTAAGTCTTTCTTATCTAAACGTATCAAAGGTGCTATACGCAGAGCTGTAGATATAAACCGAGGTACCATGAGAATACCCGAACACAAGATAAACGAGATCCGCAAGAATAATGGAGAGGACAGGAAAGCTATTGAAATGTTTTTCAATTCTGTGTTCACGAGTCTCGACGCCCTTGTAGATGACCCCAATACATCTTACGATGTACCAGAGAACATACAGAGCTTTAACCCTGATATGTTAACCTCATACCTCATGAGCCTGCTATGGATATATCTATCTGACAAAGAGGCTGAGGTAATAATTATGAGCTACGGTCTTAACTGTGAAAAGAAATCAGCTAGAGATATTGCTTACAAATTAAATATTAAAGGAGACAGTGCTTATGTGCGGGTTTCTCAGTTGAAAAGACAAGCAATTGACAAGTTGATAAACAACGTAGATTACTCGCAAGTGATTGACTTCCTGTAACTTACTCGTGTAAATAACAACAAAAATGTGTAATTATATATATAACAAACCCCATACCATATGAAGGAACTAAACAATAAATTAGCCCAAGTCCAGACGAAGCTAAAAGCTAAAAAATCTAGCTACAATTCGTTCGGCAAATACTACTTCCGAAAATCGGAAGATATACTAGAAGCGATAAAACCGTTTCTCCTTGAGTTGGACGTAACAGTTACTATACACGAAGAGATAGTAGCAACTGAACCAGTCCCGATCCTCAAGACCACAGCAAACTTCACGGATGGTGAGAGTGTTATTCAAGCTACAGCTGTAGTTGGAGTAGACTTGAATCAGAAAGGGATGCAAACCTCCCAACAGTTTGGTGCCGCAAGTACTTACGGAAAGAAGTACGCGTTAGGTAATCTATTATTAATAGATGATACTGAAGACGCAGACGCATCTAACAAGCACGGAAAAGGAGCTGCGGTAGCCGCGGCAGTTGTCGCGCCTAAACCTAAGGAAAAGCTCTCAGCTGTGGCTTTTCTAAAAGCTAAGGATTACCTCGAGGGAGGAGGCAAGCTGGAAGCAATTAAGCAAAAGTATGATTTAACACCTGCCCAAACAAAAACACTAACGAAGACGCGATGAACAAACAAGAAATAATCGACCGATTAAGAATTGACAAGGACTACTACGGTGAGTTCGGTCAGCAGTTCCTGAGTAATTCTAACATAAGCACGTTGCTTAAGAATCCTCTGGCTCTACGAGATCAAACCCCAGACAATCCTAACTTCAAGATCGGAGGGTATTTCCACACAGCAATATTAGAACCTGAAAAGCTCAAGTCCTTTAAAATCATAGATGCAACCACTCGCAACACTAAACAGTATAAAGAAATATCTGGTGGAGAGGTTTGTTTACTTCAAAAAGAAGTTGATATGATTGAGAAGATGGTAGAGAAAATGATGGCTAATGATATATGCAGAGACCTTATCCAACCTGTGTTGGGTAATGTCCAGTACGAAGAACCAGGTACCGTAAGGCTGTACGATAATATCTGGAAAGGTAAGGCTGATATAGTTAATCACGACGAAAAGCTCGTCATTGATTTGAAGACCACAGGCGATATAGATAAGTTTCGCTGGTCAGCATCAAAGTTTAACTATGATAGCCAAGCCTATATTTACAGACACCTGTTTGGGTACGATATGCTATTTATAGCTATCGATAAAAACACCCATCAGATAGGTCTGTTTGACTGTTCACCGAAATTTTATAAATCCGGTAAAGAGAAAGTAGAAAAAGCTAGTGAAGTATATGACTT